AGGTGATCAAGCAAAGGCTGAAGTATCTATTTGTATATCTACTGAAAAAAGAAGGCAAATTCTATGACTACAGGGATGTGGCAGTAAAGTTCACACGAAACCTTCCGACCGATATGGTGGGACTTGCAGATGTCATTGTCAAAATAAAAGATATATGCTCGCAGGAAACCTTGCTTTCGTTATTACCATTTGTGGAATCACCTAAAATTGAGATTAATAAGTATAAGGCAGAGCGCATCAATACTGATACAACAAATAATTCTATGCCGGGTTCTAATGAAGTTATTGTCTAAATACACGTTGTAAGCCTTCAGAATTGTTGAGTAGGGTGAATATACCACTGCTCTTTTTTAGTGCCTAAATTGGGTGATATATGCCACATAACGTTTGATATGAAAAGTCATGAACCGCTTGATACAAGGCGGTTTGTGGCTTTTTGCTTATAAAATTAATTTGCCCGTTTTAAGGGTGAGAGAAGGTGGGGATGATGTGGCAAGGTTAAGCAAAGTTGAGAAGGAGGATCTAGGTTTTTGGATTAATGCTAAAGGAGAAATTGAGTATCACAAAAGATGTGCAAGGTGTAGTCAGGAATGTAAACAATCCTTTAGATGCTTAGAAGTCCTTTGTCCCAAGTATCAAAGGAGATAATAATTTGTCCTGGGTATGACGTTAAACTGCTTAAAGCGCAAAAGCGTTTCTGGTTCTATGAGTCAGAAGGGCAAATTGAAAGGGGAATATATTCATGACATTAGAAGAAGCGAAACAGTACATGGAAGAAAACAAAAGCAGTGATGAGGTCAAAGCATATCTTCAGGGGTTAGTAAACGTTGAAGGGGTGCAGACATTCTTCACACAAAATGAAGATGGCAAGAGATGGCTGGATAGTGAACGAGACAAGCATCTAAACAAAGGTCTGGATACTTGGAAAGCCAACAATCTACAAAAGGAAATCGATAAAAAGATCCATGAACTCTATCCAGAGGAAACAGAGGAGAAGAAACAGCTCAGGGAACTCAATGCCAAAATAGAAACGATGGAGCTTGAAAAACAGAGAGAAGTCTTGAAGAACAAAGCTCTGACGATTGCTGCCGATAAAAAGCTACCCATAAATAAGATTGTAGATTTGTTCATTTCAGATAATGAAGAAGCCACTGTTGCCAATATCGGCAGGTTTGAAGAGATCTTTGGGACTTCAGTTCAATCGGCTGTGGAAGAAAGACTTAAAAGCAATGGCTATACTCCACCCAATAATGGCGGTCAAAATACCCAACCACAAAATCTAAATGACGCTCTAAAGAACTATTATACCGACAAAAATAAAGGTTAAAATTGAAAGGGGATTAATTTATTATGATTACATTAGCACAAGCAAAACTAAACACACAGGATGCTATTCAAGCGGGGGTCATCGATGAATTCAGAAAGAGTTCTTATATTTTGGACAATATGACCTTTGATGATGCTGTTAGCCCTGGAACAAATGGAGCCACTCTTACTTATGGTTACACAAGATTGATCACTCAGCCGACTGCAGCATTCAGAACAATTAACAGCGAATATACGCCACAGGAAGTAACCAAAGATAGATATACTGTTGAACTTAAACCTTTCGGTGGCTCATTCCAGATAGACAGAATTATAGCTAATACAGGAGGACTGGTAGATGAAGTAAACCTACAAGTACAGCAAAAGGTAAAGGCAGCAAGGGCATTATTCCACGACACTATTATCAATGGCGATTCTGCAGTGGATGCTAATTCCTTTGACGGTTTGAATAAGGCCATTACGGGTTCAAGCACAGAATTTAATTCTGGAGCCTATATTGACCTTTCTACATCAGCAAATGTGGATACCAACTACAAGCAATTCCTTGACTTGTTGGATGAATTTCTGTCCAACCTTGATGGCACTCCTAGCTTCCTTGGTGGGAATTCCAAGCTTATTACAAAAATTAAAGCAGTCGCTCGAAGGGCAGGTTATCTCACCCAAAGTGAAGATGCTTTTGGTAAGAAAGTTGATGCATATGATGGAATCGTTCTTGTTGATCTTGGTGCGAAAGCTGGAAGCAATGATCCTGTCATTTCAATAGTAGATATAAGAAAACCGAATGGTACGGATACAGTCACTGGTTTGACAGATCTCTATGCTGCTAGATTAGCCTTAGATGGTTTCCACGCGGTATCTCTAGCTAATCAAGATTTAGTTAAGATTTGGTTGCCTGACTTTGCAACATCGGGAGCAGTCAAGAATGGTGAAGTTGAGATGGTTGCTGCAGTCGCTTTGAAGGCAACGAAAAGTTCTGGTGTCATGAGAAATATCAAAGTAATTTAAATGGAGGTAAAACAATGGCGAAGATATACAGCAATAATAAACAATATAACGGTATATCTGCTAGTGTGAACTTTATCAATGGGGTGGGGGAGAGCAATCTCCTTCACCTTATTTCTTGGTTTCAGGAAAATGGGTACACCATAGTAGATGATAAAAGAGAGCCTAGCATTTATGATTCTATAGCTTATAAGGAATTGACTGAGGTGGCTAGAGAACGAGGGTTTAATGGCATTGGCTTGAAAAAAGAAAATTTAATCAAAGCCTTAATTCTCTGGGATAAGGAACACATAGCAGAAACAGAAACGGAGGAATAGTCAATGCTGGAGATCGCAAAGATGCTACTTGGAATTGAAGTAAGTGATTTATCTAAGGATGGAATTCTAAATCATTTTATTAATCAAGCGTTAAAGATAGCTCTCGCTTACTGTAATGTGACGGAATTACTGCCAGAGCATGATGACACCATCGCAGATTTGGCAGTTTACTTCTATAAAAATAGAGACAGCTTAGGTTATAAGCAACAGATACAGGGAGATCGAAGCGTCACGTTTGAAGGAGGGGGTATTCCTGAATATATTAAATCGGCTTTACCGCTTCCCAAAATCAAGGTCGGGTGTTAAAGATGTTCTATGATGACAAGATCGAAATTTTACAAAGTCCAGAAGACATACCCATTAAAACTATTGATGCAGATGTTCAACCGTATTCTGGGTCGGTAGACTTTGATTATGGACTGTCCCTAGAAATATCAAAACGAGTGTTTTGTGATGCTGATACAGAAATAAGCGAAGAACTGTATTGTAGGATTGATACTGTTTATTACAAGGTTCTGGACATCAAGGGATGGAGTGACCACATGGAGATCTTCCTTTATGAGTGTAAAAGGCAGGTGGTTTAATGATAAGAACAATCGATGAAATGATCGACTTCTTCTTGTTTGAAAAGGGAGAGGACGTACTGCTTAATAATATCGCTTACAAAGCAGTGGTACTCGATGCAAACGAAAAAATAAATAGGGATAACGATAAAATTATCCACTGCAAAGTTGAAATAAAGACTGGAGACATCGTTGAATACGATGGCCGGAAATACATAATTACTAGTCAGATAGATAATAACCAAAATTCCTTCTGCGGTAGGATGAAGCAATGTAACTATAGTATAGCTTTCAATTTCGCTGGTAACGTAAAGTGGTTTGATGCCTTAATAGAGACCAAAGTCATGGATATTGATACCAACAAATATATGAGTCTTGCATCTGGAACTATAAAAGTTAGTTTACAGGACAATGCGGATTCACGAGATATAGCAATCACCAGTCGGTTTCTCAATACAGCCAGAGCATGGCAGGTTAATGGAATTGATAAAGCAACCCTTGGTTTGATTATACTAACCTGTGACATGGGATTAATAGAAGCCAGTGATGACTTAAATACTGGAATAGCTAACCGCTGGCAGTATGAACTGACTCATACATATGTTTTAAGCATTGGAAACGGTACTTCCATGAATGTATCGTTAAATGATATAGCACAGTTGAATATAAGTGTTACAGATAACGGAATTGTAATGAATCCGCTTCCGGCGTTGACATATATGTCGTCAGATTCAAGTGTGTTAGCAGCTGACAATACCGGAAAACTCATGGGAATAAATAGTGGAACAGCTACTGTTACGTGTCATATGACCTATGAGAATACGATTCAAAGTACAATCGATATTACCGTGGTTGAAGTTTTCACCCATGTATACACCATTGGCATTACAGGAAGTACAACAATTAAAATAGGGATGAGCAAGAGTTATGTTGCACAGTTTTATGATAACGGTATAGAGGTTTTCGATAAACAGGCAGTTTGGACGATTACGAATCAAGACGGTAGCACTTCACCTGCCTATGCCACCATTACAGCAAGTACAGCAAATAGCGTTACCATTAAAGGCAATAGTAGTA